CTAAAATACCAACATCCACACGACTATCGGGGCGCGTTAATCGGTTATAACGCATTTTGTAGCCAAAATTATTCATGTAAAAGCGTTCTTGTGCGCCGCCTGAATTATAAGCTAAGCCCATTGCGTCTGTTTTATTACTAAATTTATCGGCTGGCGGCACAAAATCAAATAAATAACCTTCTGCCCATTCAAGCGTCTTAACATAGCTAAATGGGGTTGCTGTTAAAAAGATAACCTTAGTACGGCCTTTTGGTTGTTCCGACCATGTTTTTTTCCATTGTTCGCGTAATGGCTTTTTAAAAGCCTCCCATGCCGCAACCTCATCTTGGTCATAAATCGGTAATCCTGTCTCTGGACTTTCGCCAACTGGTTTGGGGTCTTTATCCGCATGGCGCATTTTTACCCATTCATGGAATCCTGCATGATGGCCTGATAAGGCGCGTAATTTAGCTAAAGCATTGGTATTTTCGCCCTTTTCACCTTGCATCAAGTTATGAGCTTCATCAACAATAATTAAGTCCCAATCACGCATACCAAGCGTATTATTTTGAGCAAGGTTGGCATAGGTTGTGGCAACAATTTTGTCTTTGCCATTATCAATAATGCCGTCCAAATGGTGAATATCAAGATTAAGAGCTTTAGCAGACTTAATAAAATCACGAATGATTTTGTCATTCATGGACACAATTAAGATGTTCTTTTTACCTGCATTAGCAAAACGTTTTACCGCGCCTAAGCCTGTAAATGTTTTGCCTGTGCCTGTGCCATTGGTAAACAGCATCCCATTTTTATTTTCTTCAATTAAACGCTTTTCTAGCTTTGCTACGTCATCGCGCTGTTCGGGCAATAAATAGGGCAATGCTTTATCAATGTTTGCAGCGTTGCCCCATTGTGTAGGTGTACCTTCGGCTTTTAATTGTTCCGCCTCTTTAGCGGTTTGGGTTACGCTTCCAGCTCTCGTAGAAGTGCGTACAATTGCGCTATCTCGTTCTCTGTTAATAGGTGTTCGTGACTCATTAGTGCGGCTGCTTCGGCTGCTCTTAGTGGCGGTATTGCTTGTTGTAGCTCCACGCTCTCCTGCTCCATCAGAAACGCTTGTATCGCCTCTCGCTCCGACACCAATACCATCATTTTCTGATAGGCTAAGGCCACTGTCTCGCTCACCTCCTCCTCGCGCATCAAGTCCGTTGACTGGCGGTCTAGCCATACGTCCAAGTTCGCTTGATTCATCATCATTGCTGTTTTTAATACCTTGTTGCGAATCAGGGGTGCTTGTTGGCTTAATATCTGATTCCAAAGCGTTGCTGGTACTTGGTACATTGTTTTCACCTTTTTTTTGTTGGCCGCGAGTCTGTACAAACATATCGCCTTGACCATAACTTGCCGCAATATCGCTAGGTGCGCTACTGCCACTCAAACGAAAATCGTTTAATTCTTTATCGGCTTGTGCTTTTAAACGCGCCTTTTCTTCTTGATCGCGTTTTTGTTGCTCAAGTAATTTAATTTTAGCATCTTTTGACAAACGCTCTGATTCACTTTGGCTTGATAATTCAAAGTCATCATTGGCCGCCTGTGGTATCGCACCGTAATGATATTTTCCTGTGCTATGACTTATTTTAGCCTCATTGATCTTATCTTGTGTCCAACGCTCTTTAGCATCAAAATAAGCATTGAATCCATCACCTTTAATAGTCACGCCTTCTTGCTTAATCATGTTTTGCAACATATCAGAAAAGGATGATTGCAGCTTTTCTAAAAATTCACGGCTATAAGCTCGGCTAATGCTAACGTAACCTAAGCCATAATTAACAATCTTGCCGTCTTCGTTTATGGCGTTTAGGTAGTGCGTAGAGTCAGTGCTGCCATCAAAACCTTTGCCTCTAAAATGCCGTGCAATCACATCAACTAAATCGTATGACGCACCATCTACCCATGACACACTTACACTGCCATAAGCTGTGCCACGACTCATGCTCACACTAAACTTAGTATCGGGGAATAACTTAGTTAAGGTCTTTTTGAGTAGTTTTGCGCTTTCTTTAGGCTCTAAGTTAATTTCGGGGTTTTTGTACTTTTGCGAGGCTGGCTTAAACTTACGCTCTAGTCCTTTGATGTTGTTGTCTTCATCGTTTACCAATGTATCGCTTTGTAATACGGTTTCAGGCTCGTTTTGCGGTGTGCTTGTTGCTGTTTTTTGATTATCAATAGCTTGAACATCTACGCCTAAATGCTTATCACGAATAAACCAACCGCCATCTTTTTTAAACGTATATTCATCAATGGCTTTAGCTTCGCTATAGCTTAAATCTGTACGCACAACACCACGGATAACTTTGCCCTTTTTGGTTGTGTGTTCAATAACTTCTATTTTTTTATTAGGGTCTTCTAAAGTCAAACCTGCTAAGGATGCAAGTTGATTAGCGTTTTCTAAGGTATTTTTGTTGATTAACTGACGAATGGCTTTAAGAATGCTGTTAGGAGACGAAGGCATGGCAATACTCTACGCAAATTTAATTTTGCTTAGTTTACCGTTTTATGCGCTTTTATTTTTTTTAACTTCCGTGCTATTGGCTTAACTCAGATAACCACACCTTGCTAGCCATTACTGGAATACCAGCCAACGCACCACTCGAAAAGTGGTGTACGGCTGTCAAAATCACATAGTTTTTATTGTCCACTGTGACTAATGCGCCTGCAAGTAATTTATCATCAAAAGCTCGCTGCATCGTGCCAACATGGAATAAGACCTTAGACATATTTTTTAATTGTCTTGCGTCCGTTAAAGCAATTTGTTGGACAGGTCGGCTTGCCTTAGTGTCTTCACCAACAATGTTTGAACCATCAAAATCTACCGAAATAAACGAACTGATTAAGTTGTTTTTAATGCTTGGATTGTCAACCCATGCAATACCTGTAGGGTCATACTTAGCAATCGGCTCTTGCTTAAACAAAGCGTCAATTTTGACACATTCAATGCTGCCACCATTAAAACGCATCACACACGCCTCTTTTTGCAGATATTCTGCCAGTCTAAGCGTTGGAGTATGCCCTTTCAAACAAACAAACTCAGGCAAAGGGATGTCATTAGATAGTGATGATTTTGCACCACAAGCACGAATCGCCGCATTAAAACTACTTTGCGATTGAACAATCGCTTTAGAACTTGGCTCAATTAACCGTTGTAAACCGTTAAAAATAGCGACACAAGCAATACCTGCAATGCGTTTTCCGTTTTTAACGGTACTTGTTTTGATAGGTTGTACTTTGATAATAACTAATTCAATTGTGCCGTTGGCAACCGTGATAACACTTTCTAGAGCTAAGGCTTTTTCTAAGTTAGCATCGTGAATCACATTAAATTCTAATGTAACAGGGATAGGAATTAAGTCAAGACGCAACGTAGCACTTAGCAGTTGCGCCTGACTAATCAATTCGCCATTGATACGAATATCAATCATAGTTTGCCTAATGTGTATGGCTGTGCAACAAAGGCTGTCTTAGGTAGCAATTCACGCGCCTGCAAATAGTTTTGCTGCGCCTCTGATACCTGTAAGCCAAAACCATCACCGCCTAATGACCTTGAACCCTCAACCAATCGCGCTTGCAATAAATCACAATGCGCTCTGACAACAGGTTCAATAATCGCCCACTCATAGCTATCTAAAACTAAATCTTTGTTTAGTAGCGTGACTGTGGCAGCCTCCGCCTTTTGAACAGCAAAAGCAGCCCAAGCACTGTAAAATTGCACTTCGCACAAAAAAGCCGACAAAACATCACTTTCAAGTAGCGAATAACCACCACCGTATAGCTCTTGGTGCAGTGTTTGAGCCAATGACTCTACTGTGCCAAGTGCTAACCGTGGATAGTCTATTGTGGTTTGTGGCTCAAGGCTTGCCATAATTACCCCTTAGCCAAAAAGACCACCTAAAGCAGCGACACCGCCAGCAATACCGCTAATCGCATTTAAAGCCGTTTTAGTATCACTAACAGCTTTTTTAACTGCCTTATGCCAGTTGGAATCATTGGCAGAACTACGACCACCCTGCAAAACAGTACCATTTTCGCCAATATCCGCATATAAGCCAAAGTAGTTGTAATCAACGGGGCAAGTCACCGTCATGATGTTAGACTTACTGTCAGCATTAAACTCGGAGCTTTCAAAACGAATCGCTGCATTTAGCACCTGATAGGCTCGATGAAAATACCCTAAACGACCATCATAATAGGTGTAATCAATCGCACCACCGTTATTAGCAATAAACTCGGCTAATGCTTGCACCGAACCCTCTTCTGTTTCAATCATGGTAATTGAGCCAGTATAACGAGTATTCGGAATAGACGGACGATTGCCAATAAAGCCGCCAGCATAATGCACTTCGGCAGGGTCAAGGCTTGATACCATTGGCCGCGGTGCGGATTGAATCAACAAACGACTGCCTAAAAATTGGCTCATATCTGCGCCATCTGCACCGCTAATTTTGTCAATCACAATCATGCCACTGCATTGTAAAAGTGGCGAACCTAAACTTTTGGCTACTTCAAAATCTGAGCGTAATTGCTCAAGTAACACAGGCTTATTACTAATCATCAAAATATCCTCAAGGTGTATCTATTTTGGTTATTGTGAATGATTTTTATATTGACTTATTAAAGACTTCCGAACTTCGGAAGTGGTCAAAATAAACCTAAAAAAACAAGTCAAAATAACTTTATTGCAAAAAACTTGAGTAAATTACTATGGTGCAAACAGTTAAAGTGCTGGGTGAAGCCCCAAACATCCAATTTAGTGGTGTCGAAGACAAAAGCGGCACTAATCCAATTTTAGGAGTCACTAATGGCTTAATTAGCGGAACTTTCAGACGTGGACGCTTAGATAAGCCTATGCGTATCACCAATGCCAATATCCGCGCCGAACTAGGCTATGACAAAGACAGCCCATTCTATCAGGCCGTACAAAACGCCCTAGATACTTTTGATTTTGTGTGGGTACAACGTATCGCTACTGCTACTGGAGGCGTTTAACATGACCGCTAAATTTTTTATCAATTTATTAGCTGATGGTACATTGTCAGCCGATGCAACAATTAACGCCAATGCTGAACTGGCGATTATGGCCGAAATGTATAATGTTTTTGATAGTGAAGTCAGTTTAGATGTTTCTTTTCGCAAAACAAACAATAGTGCAATCACTCCGTCAAACATTACTTGCAAACTAACCTTTAAAGATGATTTAACAGGTGACTTGGTTTATCAAGTAGAAGGGACATTAAGCAATGATGAAGACGACACTTCTAGCTTGATTTCTCGCTTGTTTAGTGCTGGCTTAGTTGCCGATGCTGCAATTACAACAGATACAGCTTTTGCCACGGCTATTGCTGCAACAGATGGTTTTAACAATTACGCATCATTAGGCAATCTTGTTGAAAACTTAACATTGCCTGCCTTTTCGTTACCTGCCTTTGTCGAAGAAACTTATTTTCAGGCTATTATTAACGCCGAAAATCCACCTTCTTACTTGGCTTTGCCTGATGTCACAGATGCTCAAATCAATACCGTGATGTTAAGAGCAATGGATAAGCTCAATATCCCATTGATTGCAGAAATGGATTCAGCAGACACCGTAAATGATGTCATTATCAATGCTGCAAGTTTGGGTATTGCTGCCGATGAACACAGAGTACAGTTAATTTGGAATCCTAACGTGGCTCGTCCTCGTGATGCTGTTGGCTTGCGTGGTCGTAAAAAGTCTTTTGGTATCATTGGCACATATTTAGGCAAATTATTAGAGCGTAACTCTCGTTTAGATGCTCAAGGCGTACCACCGTTACATATTGCCATTGCTGGTGCTGATTATCCGTTTAATTTCCGTGGCATGGAACAAAACCCAAGTATCACCTTAGATGAAGATGCTTTAGAGCGTTTGGCCGTGGCAAAAATTAACGTAGTACGCCGTCAACGCTATAACATTGGTACATTCTTTACAATGTCAGACGCATTAACTAGCTATCAACACGCCAGTAGCGCACTACGATTATTCAATGCTGCCGATATTATTTGTTATACCGAAAATCAAATTATTAACATTGCACACCGCCATTTGCTCAAGCCAACAAGTATGTACTTAGAGCAAGCAGGTCGTGACATTAAACGCTTTTTAGATGCGTGTGTTGGTGCAGGTTTGTTAAAGCCAGCGCAAGACTTAGGTGGTCAACCGTACACCTTCAAACTCACTCCCGATGAAAACTACCCCTTTGAAAGAGTGCGTATTGATTTTAGCCGCCGCCCCGAAGGCTTAACTCGTGCGGTATCTTTTAGCAGTGTTGTTGTTAAGTAATTTAAGAGGATAGAACCATGAATTTATTTGGTCAAAAAGCGCAAATTGTTAGCGGTTATGATTCCGCACAAAGCGAACAAATCGAAGAAAAATTGTCTGATATTGAGCATAACGCCTTAGTTGCGGATATTGCCAATATGCGCGGTTGGGCATTACAGGTTGTTTTAAACTTGATTGATGCCTTGTCGGAGGCTTAGACGAAGATGAGACAC